ACTGCATCACCACCATTGATAATAAAGCCACCACGTTGGCGTTTGTCATCACAGCAGGGAGCATTGAAACTTATCCAGCCACTTGGGGTCTGTTTTCGTTTACCGGGTAAGTGTTGTAGTATTGTATCAGCTATGAGACTCATAGCACTATTATACTTAACTTACGGTAACTTTGTCAACCTTTCCGGTTGTTCCGGACGAATTAGTACCAGTAACATCTGCCAATCTTGAGTTAAGATATCTGACTCTAAAATATTTGTATTCACCAATCTCCATGGTCACTGTGAATGTGCCAGATGCGGCAACCGTTAGTTCTGGAAACTCATAAATTCGAACTTCTGGTTTAAATGCTTCTGTGGTAATAGTTGATTCAGTAGTACCTTCGATCCAAATTGTACCTTTAAATCCCGTATATGCAATTTCAAAGTCTAATGAAGTTGTTTTTTCAGCTTCGTAAAATGTAGTTGGAATTGCACTAGACTTGCGAATAGGAAGACCTTCTAAATTCATTTCTGCTGAAAAGTCTTTGTATACTCGCTCGTTTCTAAAGGTAGGCATAGCATTACCAATCAATTCAATTGTGCCAACAGCTCCAAATCTTGAATCGCCGTATAGTATAATGTCGTTGCCGTCTTTGACTGCGGTAACACTATATCGCAAAAATTGATCTTGTAACTCTACTAAATCATCTTGAGGTATAGTAACTGTACTAATACCCTTGTGCGTAGTTTGATTTAACGGAGTAACGGTGTACGGACTATTTGATAATGCGTTACCTTGGGAGTCCATAACATTAAGTTCAATTATAGAAAGTGTGCTTAGGTCAATGCGCTTTTGGTCGGCATTCTTAATGTCGAACTCGATAGTATTATCGATACCATTATATATTTTTACTGTTCTCTGATACACGTTTGTATACTCCGTAGTAAATCCTGCCAGATCGGCTAATAGCTGTACTCTATTTGGATATAAATAACTTGATATTTTTTGCATCTGGCAGGACCTTTATATACTATTTATGGCAAAACTAAGAGACAACATCGAACAACAATTACCCTTTATAAGCGTGTTAAACTACGGTGAAGAAGAATACGTTGGTATAATTATTAATCAAGACCAATTTGTTACTAGCTTCTACGATTTAAACGCAATAAAGTCCCCAGAAGAAAAAACCCTATTTTTAGAAATAGGAGAAACTTGGTGGTGGGAATCAAACAGACAATTTCCAATTAGCATTATTTGTCGTGATCAAATACTACCCTTTGCTTATGCTGTTAAAACTTTTAACAGTAAGGATGTTAGGGTAATACTAGGTCCAGTTGTTAATTTGATGAATCTAACGCTCAAGCGTGTAAAGCGTAAATCAGTACAGTTAGTGCGAAAAACTCGTTAACTAAACTCGTAGCTTATACCTTCACAGATTAGGTTCATCTGCACTACCACTACATGTGCGTAAGCAATAGCATGTGCTTTCTTAAAATAGTACTCATCACTCTCGGGTTTCGTCCAAACCTCGTTCATCACCGTAGTCCAATCTTTCCCAATCAGATAACGTTTCGCGGGTCTGATCATTGCTAGTACTGCGGCCAATTGCTCTATAGATCTTGGCTTGCTTTGTCTCAGAATAGACCCATGCCCATTCACATGGAATAGTAGTTGGGTAAAGTCGTCTTGCTCCAGTAGATCCCATAGTGGTTCAGTCTCCATTAACTTGAGTAAATGTGTTCTATCTTTTACGCCTTCATAGACACTAACATTTAAAAAGTCTAATTTAAAATACCCTCGTTCTTCTGCTTGTTTATACTCTATCGTACTTATTCCTGTAATTGGATTGTGCGGGATAGAAGTACAATATATTCCTGTATTGTGCTTTTTAAAAGTTCCATTGTCGCTAATTGCAGCCGTGACGTTCTTAAACACTTTAAGTGCGGTTGTTCTATCTGCAAAGTCAATATCGATATCTGGCATTAGTGTTTTATCTCTGATTCAAAAAGTAATAAAGGTAAGTGTTCTGTTAAGTGATCAGCATACTTGTCAGCTTCTTCGATAGTATCAAATCCCATAAACTTTACGTAAACTGAATTGTCTTCTTCCGACACAATCACTTGTAATTCAAGTTGTAATGCATCCGGATTAGGGCTTACATGATTTGTTTTCATATGTTAGATTCCTTAACAACTTGCTTGACTAAATCAGCGTCTGCTGACTTTTGCTTAAACTTATTAAGCCAAAATTGCAAGTCTATAATATTACTTATTGCAGATAGTTGATCATCACCCATCTTCTTCAGCATTGCTTTACCATTTGCTGAATTTAGTACAAGCCAAGGACTAATCTTTCCATCCTTGATGTCGTACGTAGCTCTGCTTAGACTAACATATAAAAAATAATGATTCCATACACTTCCTTGATCTTCTGCCCATGTTAGCATATGACTAATACTACGCTCTAGTGCAACTTCAACCGGTTCAGTTTTAATTAGGTGCAAGACGTATTTTTCATACAATTCATCTCTGCACCAGTGATCTAATTTAACGCCACTAGTTACAACATAGTTTATAAACTTATCTGGATACAAGGGATTGACATTAGAAACAAAACTACCAAACTTAACAAATGAATTATAATACGGACTATGGGCAAACTCATCATACGTTTTGTCAACTTTAGAGTTTTGACTCATCCTATAAAATTTGTTATAGGTATCATATCCAAGAACAACATGTCTTTCAGTCTTAGCTAGTGCTCTGCGTTTTTGCTCGCAGACATGCACAGCTAACGTTTTTTCTTTAGTAAATTTATTACTACAATACTGACAAGTATACGTTTGTTCTTCCACTGCCATCATTTAAATTTCTTTGCGATCGTTGCATCATCCATGCCGTATGTTTTAGCAAGGGCCTTCATCTCTTTATCTGTAGTTAGCTGAGCCAGCATTTCAACCTCATCCATCTTTTTATTAGGATAAATTTCAGCTAAAAACTTAACTCGCTTGTTGCTATTTGCGGCATCTTTCTTTTTATTACCTAACCACTGATGAAAGTATACAGTATCTCCGTTGTAACTACACATGCACAACAGTAGCCACATAAGTTTAGGATGCTTCTGTAAAAGATTCCAGTTCTTATTAAAATACTCATTAACCGTTAATACAAAGTGTTCTTGAATTTCACGCTTTTGCCCCTGCACGTTACTGATGTAACGATTAAGAATAAAATATTCGTTCTTAAGAGCCTTCTGTTGATCTGCATCCATAGCGTCCCATAGCTCGCGGACATTTTGATCAACAGCTGACAGTTTCTCTTTTAATTCAATCTTTTCACTCATTTGGTTGCTCTGTTTCTAACACTTCGTCTTTAGGAACTAGTCTAGCATCAAATGCTAACACAGTGCGATATCCCATACCTTTCCAGGGATATACTGTATGTGGTATATGGCTTGGGAACAGAACAATCGAACCCGGAGTTGGGCTGTACTTCCATATATCTGACATCATAAATTTAGTAACATCTCTTGTTTGCGGCATTCTAAATGCAATTTGTGAGTCACTTGGGTTGCTATCTAATGTAAGCTCGGGAGCAGTAATATAAATGTTTCCGCTTAGATTTCCACCTGGATGACTGTGCAATTCTTGATACTGTCCTTCGGATTGTCTAATAGTCCAAATGCTAGTAACAACGGGTCTACACATGTCCAAATCTTTTGTTGTACTCTGTTTAGAAACAATTTCCATGTAGCCTTTACACATTGTTTCTAAATACGCAACAAGCCAACTAGTATCAATGTTAAGATCGTTTGGGTATACTTGTATTTGCTGTCCTCCACGAACACTAGTATACGGGTTGGATGCATCATCTAACTCAGGATGCGCATGTAACTGTTCAGTTAAATTAAAAATTCTACTAAATTCAACCGGTGCAACTGTGTCAATTGCAAAAATTGTTGGTTGAAAATATGCGATATGTAACGCCATTATATTTTGTCCTTGCTTAATTTGTATATCATTATAACACGATCCAAGGCCTTTTGTAAAGTCACATTGGTACGTGCTTCTCGCCGAATTTCTCCCCACATCTTACTGTCCATTATATGATCGAGTAACGGTCTACCATCATTGGTTCGGGGATCAAAGTTTGGATTTTCTTTATCATAATCCCAACCTGCCACTTGTCTAGTACTAGGGTCTGCACCAAATTCTCTAGTATAAACTACACCCTTTACTCGCTCGTGTATAAGCGTTGCGCCCGGTTTAAGCTGTCCCATTGTATTCCTTTACTGGTAAAAAATTAATGTTCAATACAGCTCGAGGTTGGTCTCCGGTTGGACAATTACCCGAATGATATCTAGAACCATTAAACACTACTAAACGTCCTCGCTTTGGATTTATTGTTTGTATTGGCAATAACTTATTTCCAATTTGGTTAAACATCACAGTATCGCCGTCGCTATCGTTAATATAGTATATTGCTGTCACAAGACCTTTTACCAGTGGTGTAAAATCAACGTGCGGCATACCATAACTAGACACTGGACGATTTTTATTTGATAGTGTAACATTTGCTTTGATTCTAAGTAGCTGTTTGATATTGATAGGCATTGCAGAAAGTATAGGCACCATTAACGGAAATGACGGTGATACCACACTATGCTCATCCCAGAATACTAAATGTACAAGTTGAGTATAATCAACTGATTCTGCCGTTGCTATGCTTAATGAGTTATGCTCTTCACCCGGTGGCACTAAACTCCAAGGAATAGTAGGCCCAGTGAATAGAGTTTCAAGTTCTATCTGTTGGGCTACCGGAATAGCATCATCAATAATAACAATATCTTTAAACATTATAGAATTTTATCTAACTGAATTATCTCGCTTTGTCTGCTAATTTCTTTTACAAAATAAGCACAATCTGGTTGATCTTTAAAGCGAGTTGGTACTGCTAATAGTTGTCCATTTTTCATCTTTGGAAAATACCATTTAACATCATTGTAGAAATTTACAATTTCAATTTTCTTAAACTCTACCCTAAACGAGCTCAACGGATTAAACACTAGTGCTTCAAATCCTCTGTCATTTAAACTAGTTAAAGGTAAAATTTCAATGTCAGTAGCACAGCTACTATCACCTACTGCAATACACCAATCAATGGGCATTGTTACTTCATCTTCGCCAATCCTCAGTACCATGGCAGGTGCATTAAAACTTTCAAGAAAGATTAACGGCATAAAAAAGAAATCTGGTTCTTTAGGGTCACTGTTATCTAGAACTGCAAATCTAGTACTATCATCTACCTCGTCGGGTAAATTGTTTAATGAAAAAGTCTTGTTATCTAATGTTAATATTTGCATAATTCCTTTATTTTTGCCAGTCCGTTTTAGTAATAGTAAACGGATACTTAGCATCCTTGTAAAATTTCTTTCTTGCTGTAAGGTGCCGTTTTGCATACTTACAGGTACTGGTTATGTCCCAGATTTGTACGAAATCTTTGTCTTCTGCTTTTCTAATGCCTCGCCCAATGCTTTGTATAACACGGACAAAGCTCTTTCCGGGTTCAAGAAGAACCAGATTAAAAATCCTTGGGATATTAATACCAACAGCGGCCACACCAAAAGTCGCCACAGTAATCTTGTTATCATTTGTCGCATGTTCTTTGTACTCCTCGGTCCTCTTTGTGCCTTTTACTTCGCCTGAAATAAACACAGCATCATCAAGTAATTCTATTAGTTGTTTGCCTGAATCAATTCTATTAACTAGAACTAATGTATTGCCTGTTTCTGATAAGCCTTTAACTATTTTTGCAATATACGCTAATCTCTCAGGGCTGGTAACGAGATATTTTAATTCTTCTGCGTATGATTTAAATTCTGGTAAATCTATCATCTGCACAATGTTTACGTGCAAGTTACTAAGCACACCCATCTCTTGTAATTGGTGAGCTTTAATACTGCCAACTACTGGGCCGATGCTAGCATATATAGGTTGTGCTTCAAAGTCATCTTTAGGAACAGTTCCAGTTAATCCCCAACGAATGGGTGCATTTGCTAGGTTTTGTGTAAGCAAGTTCTTCAATACTTCCGCTTTGGCCATGTGTACTTCGTCAACAATCACTGTCTTAACACCGTCAAGAAATTCTGCTAATGTTATTGCATTTTCTAAATCCCAATTCTTACTTTTCTTGTCTAGTACGTTAAGACTTTGCCATGTACAGATAGTGTGAGTCTTACCTAGATCCTTGCGATCCCCAAAGTAAACGCCAACATCAAGTCCAACGTTAATATAGTCTTCTTCTGTTTGTGTAACAAGATCTTTATTAGGAACAATTACAATAGTACGTCCGTATTTCTCAGCGCAGTGACTTAATGTAGCTGTCATAATGGTTTTGCCGGCACCAGTTGCTACTTCTTGTAGTGCTTGTGTATTAGTAAAAAAGCGGTTAACAACTTCCACTTGGTCATCACGTAGCGTAATAGGCTGTCCTGCAAATCGATGTCCTTTAGGCCACACTTTGCCTTGGTCTGCCCAATAACTGTTTGTGATTTCTTCAAATTCAATTTGCCCGGTTGTACGCAAGTCTTCAACATCTTCAATATGTACACGTAAACTTGCAAGTATTTCTAGACACTTTTCTAGCTGACTCAGATAGCCGTTACCACCAAGACCAAACATACTGACCATACCATCCCAACGTCCTAGTTTGTACGCAGGTTGATAACGTGCAGTTGGATTTTCATACTTAAATGTATTAGTTAATTTTTTTCGAGCATCTAATGGAAGATTCTCAAATTTAATATTAACCTCATCTCGTATAACTAATTTTACTCCCATACGTTCCTTGTCTCAATAATCGGTTGTGTGTCAGTGTGTGAAATTATTAAGTCGCACAAGTTTGCATACACTGATGTTTTTGTTTGGCGAAGCATATTTCCCACAGAAATAACGCTCATTGGGCGCCACTCATTTTTTAGGAAAAATTTCGGAATTTTTCCATTTTGCACCCCAACTACTTTTGTTGTATTATCAAGTTGACAGTTGTAACTATGTTCACCAATAAATTTATTAAACTGACTTCCGACCTCGTCGTTCGGTAATCTAAAATAAATTCCAACATTATCGTATATTGAATTATTTTCTAAACTTTCATGCAAAATTGTCAGTTCAGCCAGGCATTTTTTAGGATCATTATTATCAAAAACAACTAACACTGGCAATCGTTTTAACTCAGTTAAGCTAGAAATAATTTCGTCTAATGACCATTTGTTCCTATCAACCCATACTTTTGTTGAATTCCGATAGGCTAAAATTTCGGTCAATTTTTCCGGATTTTTTCCGGATTTTTCATGAAAATATTGATACCTAGTACTTCGGTCACTAATGACGTTATCGTCAATTGGGGTGCTAATACCTAAGTCAGCCGTGATTTGTTTTTGAAAGTTAACGTGCGTGATGTTAGTTAACAAGAACTGATTCTTAACTTCGGTTTTTTCCCAAGATTTTATGATTTTGTAAGAATCCTGGATTTTTTCCTCGATTTCAAAACCCATTGGTTGTAGTAGTTCGACCAGTGTTTCAATATTTTCTTCGGTTAGGTCTGCGGAGTATGCTTTTCCACTTGCTACTTGTACCAACCCATTAATTTTTTTAACATTAGCTGTTATTGATTTCCGTATGGCCGAAGAAAATGCAAATTCAATTACAAGCAACGACTCAATTGATGAAATATACATTTTTTTGGTTTTATCAACTTCTCTAAAAAGTTTAGACCAACTTGGTGTCATTAATGACTCGTTAAGCTCACCGACATTTTGCGCAAATTTGTCAGTGTGTTCATTCAAAATCTTAACTAATAGCTTACTTTGATTTTCTGTGATAAATCCAGGGGTTAAAATTGCCGTTGCTAGGCTACGTAATACCCTAGCATCCCTCTTTGGTATAATTTCTTCAATTGAGGGATCTGATTGATTTACAATTTTAATTAAAAGTTTATCTATAGTCGTCATATTACTAGTATACACGGTAATTTGTCAAAGGTCAACTATTTGAATAAAAAATAGGCCTCAATATTATTTAAGGCCTATTAGTATTCGTTTGGGCGAATTGATTATAAGTGTGCGTCTTCCATACCCGCTACACGGAGCTTCACAATGTTGGTAATTTGCCATTGTTTCTGATCCAACGCTTTAGTGATACCTAACCATTTGTTACGAAGTAATGCAAACTCGTTGATAATTTTTTCAAAGTCAACAACGTCTGCTTCACCTTCAACAAACTTTTCACAATCTCTTGAGCTTAATGCTCTTTGATAGTTTTCAAGGTACTTTCTAAAATGCTGACTCTTGAGTCTGCGAAGTTCAATGTTAAGGTACTCTAAAATTGCCTCAATTTCTTGTAATTGGCCAAAGCGTTGTTCAACAACACCTGGCATTGACGCGGCCGCTCTTTCAACGTTACCACTAATGTTACACTCTTTACGAGCTTCAATTAATTCATTGTTGTAAAAATCCACAGCGTCAGGAATATAAGAAATATCCTTGCTAACTTTAACGTACCAACCCATTAGAAATCCAATTCTTTATAATCTTCGTCTTCAGCGTCTTCATCAAGATAGTATTCAATAGCAGAATCTAGAGTGTCATCAACACCGGTTGCACTTTGCAACACTTTGTCACTAACACCGTGATCTGCCAACAAATCCACATAACGTTCAGCTACTAGTTCTAGTTGCTTCTTGTCAATATAGTCTGCAAAAAGCAACCAGATATCTCCAATTTGTGTTTCATTCAACATTTTCGTCTATCTCCGTAGGAATGGTAGTTGTTGTTTCAGGCTTGATATGGAATTTCGCCATTATCATATCTAATTTATCATCTTTCCATTCTTTTCGGTAGAATTTGAATTCCTCACCCGTCTCTGGATCAACCCACTTGAGCCTGTTACCTTCTTGTTTTAACAAGCCGGCTTTTTCGCACATATCTACCATTCCTGAGTAAGGATTCATACCAGTTTCATATGGAATTTTAATTTGTACAGTTTCAAAAGGCTTACTGTAACGAGTTTTCATAATTTTACATGATGCACGAATACCCATTACATCACTTACTTTGTTGCCGTCCTCATCCTCTTTAAGTTTGAGTTTTTTCATAGCAACAACGATAGAACTTGCGTAAACAAAACCTTGTCCGCCACTAATTTTGTCATCTGGATCAAACATGTCCTGTGACGCATACGTGTGATTGGTACAAACCATACCTACGTTGTAACTACCAAACATGTTGACACAGTTACGCACTAAACTTGTAAGTGCTTTAGGTTTACGGCCCATGTCTCCCTTCATGTCACCAGCTTGGAACTGGTTAATGTCAGTAGGGGTAAGCAACATACCCAATG